CATTGAAAAATAAGGCTTTTTTAAATTGGGCTGTCAAAAAGTGAGGTAAAAAATGAGTGAAATTGAGCAAAAAACACTAGAATTAACCCCAAAACAGCTAAAATTTGTCGAAATTTTTGTCTTAAAGGGGCATATGCAGAGTGCAAAACAGTGTGCATTAGACGCTGGATACGCTGAATCCACAGCTACAGTGACTGCAAGTGCATTACAAAATCCTAAATATTACCCTCATGTAGTTGAGGAAATAGAACGAAGAAGAGCAGAAATGGCTAGGAGATATTCTGTCACTTATCGTTCACACATACAAAAACTAGCTGATTTGCGAGATGCTGCCGAAGCAGCAGGTAATTTCACTGGTGCAATAGCTGCTGAAAAATATAGGGGTATGGTAGCAGGATTATACGTTGAGCGGAAAGAAGTCATTCATGGCAGTATTGATTCTATGTCGGTTGGCGAAGTAGAGGAGAAACTAAGTGAACTTAGAAAAAAACTATCCATTCCTGGAGAACATGAAATTATTGAACATGACGCACTTGAAGGGTCATCTGTCGGAGAGCCTGGCGATGACTTACTTGCTGAAGAAGGGGAATCTGGTCTTCAAGACGATACATGATACAGGTTGTGTCGATTTAGTGGCCATTGATAAGCGTGGCAAGATACATTTATACGATGTTAAAACATCTGCAAAGTACCACAATGGAAGGAAAAAGGGTAAGAAAATTACTAGAATTTTGACACCATTACAGAAGCGTTTAAACGTGGAGTTATTGATGGTGGACTTAGATAAAGAAATATGTTGGGTGGTGAATCATGGCGGACGAGAGAAATCTTTGGAAGCGACTAAAAAGTAGAACAAATTCAATAGTTTGGACTAGAATTGAAGCTACATCAGGGTTGGGTATTCCTGATTTGTTTGGTTATTATAAACGAGGCTTTTGGGTCGAACTAAAAGTAATAAAGAATAATAGAATAGACTTCTCACCACATCAAATAGCGTGGATTAATAGGCATTACTCACTTGGCTGTCCCGTATTCGTACTTGCCTCGGACCCTCTTCCGAAGGCAGTCAAATTATTCTCAGGCTCCATTGTCCGTGCTCCATTCTCCATTGACGATAAACATCCATTAGTGTCCATTGTCCCTGGATCTCCTCCCGGGAGCTGGGAGCTCCTGATGGAGTTGCTGGGATCGTGGACTCCTGACCGTATGTCAAGTTCCATTCTCCATTAGCGATCAACCTCCAACATTCGTCCATTGTCCATTCCCCATTACCTTCCCCGGATCCAGGATGGGTATGGTACAGCAGGAGCTGGCGTGCTGTCCCAGGAGATGGTACTTGACAGCAGGTAAAGATTCGTGTACTGCGTAAAGTGATTCCTTCTTTGTTTTAGTTAGCCAAACGAAAACAATCGGCGACTCGAAGTCCTCGGGTCGCCACCCTTTAACAAATCTCCATTCTCCATTCCCCTCTCACCTTTTGTAATAGTACCTAGTATGTATCCAGGTGACAGCGTCCCAGGCATCTCCTGACAGCAAAAAACAGTTGTTCAAAAAAAATAAAAAAATTTCACATTAGCTCTTGACATCCTAACTATTTAGGACTATATGTATATCAATGAGCCAAAGCGAATTTAATTCATTAACGAAGGCTCATGATTCAGGTTGTAGCCGTAATGAACTCGAGACCCTGAATCGACTGGGAAGCGATAAAGGAAAAAGGATAAGTAGCGGAATGACGAACACGCACCGACCCAGTCACATAAGTGTAAACCCAATCCCCGTAGAGGGTGGCGTGTGAAGTTTGGGATTGATGATCACGCACACTAAACAAAGGAGAGAAGATGAAAACTTTTATAGTGACTATCTGTGAGTCCATTGGTAAAGATATCAAAGTACAAGCAGAGAACAAAGACGAAGCCATCGAAGCCGTCAGACAATGTTACGAAGAGGATCAGGTGGTGAAAGAACGATTTATCGATTCAACATATGTAGACTGCGAGGAGGTCAAACATGACTAAATATAAATATGATCACATTATTCACATACTATTGCAGAAGCACGGTTGGGTGCGTGTGCCGTGGTTCGTGAGCTTAAATGAATATCGGGAGATGTACTACAATGTCCGTTGAGTTTAAGGAAGACTCCATTCGCGAATGGGTCACTAACAACATAGATCCCGAACAACTAGAAGAGGTTGTCAACCAGGGCTGTATCGCTGGTACAGTCCCCGAGCTCATTTACTACGCGGACAGTTGTGCGTTCTATGAGAGATATGAAGGAGAGATTTGGGATCGCCTGGATCAATCAACATGCGAACTTGGCGAGCCATCTATTCTCCATTTGATCGCATCATTTAATGGCTCAAGGTCTGTAGGGTCTCATGATCAGTTCAGGAATCTCCTGGCGTGGTGGGCATGCGAGGAAGTGTGTCGAGAGATCCAAATAGAGAACGAAGAAAGGCAGCAGGAGCTGAATGATGAAATGCGTTCAGGATGGGCGGACGCTGAAACTCCATTTGCTGAGAATCATTAAGTTGCCCGCATTCCTTTCAACCTTTGTGCTGCTGTCCCTGGTGCTTGTGCTGGTACTGATGTCCATTTCCAAGATACCTTTCATAGGGTCAGCAACACTAGAGGTGATCGCCATCGGTGCCTGGATCCTGATCTTCAAGCTCGCCGTGGTTTGCCTGTCGGCTATTGTCCATTCTCCATTTTCCATTTCGCCCTAAGCACATGGGTAATAGGTATATAGGGTAGCAGGAGCTACCGGTGCAGGAGCTGGTCTGCTGACGAAGGGTATGGTGTGTGATTGGGAAAAAGTTATCCACAACTTATTTATAATAACTACTTGTAATTAGTTAGGACATCACTATATTAATATTATGAATACAAGGTCATACATAAAAAGGGGAAACATGTTAAATTTATTCCCACTCTGTAAGGTTCGCAACCTCGTACAGTATAAAACAAAGCCTTGTGTTCTACTAAAACAAAGCGAGGAAACAACATGAACAAAAAGAAAGAAATAGACAAGTTAGTTAGACTAACTATTCTAAACAACTTCATCAGTTCGAAGTTGAAGGAACAAAAAGACTTGGTAAAGTCTTTTGTAGGCGAGGACGAGTTAGTCCTTAAAGGTCTAGAACATAAGATGAATGTCGTTAGACGATCTTATTACAAGTTCAACAGTGCGGAGTTCAAACTGCAAGAACCTTTAAGGTACAACCAATACAAGACACAACTCGTAGAGAGTGTCGAGTTAAAGCCGATTGTTGATGCAGAACAGGAAAGCGAACTGCTAACAGAAAACTTTCCTATGTTGCAGATGCAAACTCAATAACAAGGATAGGAAATTTAATTTAGGTGCGAGGGTATAGTTGCCCTCGTGCCAATCTCCATTTTCCATTACACATTAACATCTAAGGTATAGCATAAGGGTAGATAGTTCCCATGCAGGAGCTGGGAGTGGGTTGGTGGACACAAGTAAAAGTGTTGCTGATGAATCCATTCGGCTCGTGGTCATTGGTCTGTGGCGAATCTCCATTTCGCCCTCACCATTAAGGTATGTGTATTAGGGAGTAGTTTGTTCCCATGCGGGACGGCGTGGGTTGGTTGGGTAGCAGGTCAAGTCAAAGCTCATGCTCGAAGATTCGGCTGACAGGGTGCGACAGAATGGTACAAAAGTTATCCACAACTTAGTTAATAATATCTTGCAACTAATTAGGATAAATGATTTAATACAGACATGCCTAATAACAACAATGGTATTATCAATAGACCTTTTGCAGACTTGCAAGAGCGTTTGGCTGAAGTCGAAAGACTTGATAGAGATAATACTATCCAAACAAAGAAGGAAGTAGACTATCGTGCTATTGCTAATTTCCTTAGTGATAAAATTTATCATCTTATTGCTACTTCTTCTGATGCTGAGGTGAAGGCTTGGGGAAGACAACTTCTTCAAGACTTAGCTTCTAAGCATAAAGAACTATTATAAACCTTTCAGGGCTGGATATTCTCCAGCCCTGATCCTTTCCCCATCTCCCCACCATCTCAGACTCTTCACCACTACATCTTGGTACCCTATTTCCATTTCCCCCTAGATATAGGGGGTGTGGGCGGTGGGCAGGGGTTAAATGCCCCCTTATGTATCTTGGGAATGAGGACACAGGTTGTGTTTTACACAAATAGTTTCTATGATATAAATCTGACAATGCGACTAGACTTTGATGTTGCTTCAATGGATCGCCAAGAAGCGAAAGAAGCACTACTAAAATTAGAACTTAGAAAGACTCAACTAGAACTTGCAAGTAAGGCAAGAGACTCCTTTATAACGTTCGTTAAAACTGTGTGGCCAGGGTTCGTGGAAGGTGAACATCATATCCGTATCGGTGAGAAGTTTGAAAAGGTACTATCGGGGGAGATTAAAAGATTAATTGTAAACATGCCACCCCGTCATACAAAATCGGAGTTTGCATCGTTTCTCTTTCCTGCATGGCTCATGGGCCATAAACCACAGACCAAGATCATTCAAACCACCCACACAGCGGAGCTGTCCTATCGCTTTGGTCGTAAGGTCAGAAACCTCATGGACAGTGATGAATATCGAAGTGTCTTTCCCGAAGTAAAATTATCACAGGATTCCAAAGCCGCTGGTAGATGGGAAACCAACTACGGGGGAGAGTATTTTGGTGCTGGTGTAGGAGGTGCAATTACGGGTCGTGGTGCGGATTTATTAATTATTGACGATCCTCATTCAGAGCAAGATGCCCTCAGTCAAACGGCCATGGACAACGCATGGGAATGGTATACCTCAGGTCCTCGTCAGCGTTTACAGCCTGGCGGAAGTATTGTGTGCGTCATGACGAGATGGAGTGAAAAAGATTTAACAGGCAACCTACTGCGAGCCATGGGTGAAGTGAAAGCGGATCAGTGGGATGTAATTGAATTTCCTGCTATCTTGCCGAACAACAAACCTGTCTGGCCGAACTATTGGAAGTTAGAAGAATTAGAAGCCGTGAAAGCATCGCTGTCAGAACAGAAGTGGCAGGCACAATGGCAACAGAATCCTACGGGTGAAGAGGGTGCTATTATCAAGCGAGAGTGGTGGAACATTTGGGATAAGAAATCCATGCCGATGTTGCAACATGTGATACAAAGTTATGATACAGCGTTTACAAAAAAAGAAACAGGTGACTATAGTGCGATTAGTACATGGGGTGTATTTTATCCTGATGAGCGAACACCGAATATAATTTTATTGGACGTTGTGAAAGAACGATTTGAGTTTCCCGAGTTAAAACGAGTGGCGATGGAGCAGTATAAATACTGGGAACCAGAGTCCGTGATCATTGAAGCGAAAGCCTCGGGCCTCCCGCTCATACAAGAATTAAGACAGGTAGGTATCCCTGTTATCAACTTTACACCTAGTAAAGGCAATGATAAGGTAAGCCGTGTGCATGCAGTAGCACCTGTGTTTGAATCAGGAGCGGTGTGGGCACCGAATGAACGCTGGGCTGAAGAGATGATTGAAGAGTGTGCCATGTTTCCTCACGCTGAACATGACGACTTAGTTGACTCCATGAGCCAAGCATTACTAAGGTTTCGTAAGGGGAACTTTGTCAAGTTGTTTGACGACTATGAGGAAGAACCTGTACGACACAATAAAGTGGAGTATTATTAATGGCCTATAACCCCTTTGATGACATCATTGAACAAGATCCTGCTTACATGGCAACAGGGGGATCTCCTGCACAAATGGATCGAGAAAAAGCCAAAGAAAAAGAATATCTCTATTTAGATCCTGACACACAAATGATGGCTGACTTTGATAAAGAACAAGCCATGGATACTCTTCAAGCAGCAGGTAAAGCTGTTGATACAGGGGCAAGTTTTGTAGCGGAAGGCGTTGCTACAATTCCTAATTTTATTTTTAATGTTCTTGGTTTTAAGAATGATCCTGAATTTAAAAAGCAGTACGAAGAGAACAAAGAAAATTATAATTATTATATTAATCAATATCTTGATGAAAATATGCCAGGCGATTTATTGCCTCAACAACGTGGGCAGTGGATGCAACAAAATCTTCCTCCTGTCATTGAACAGTTAAAACAATACGGAATTCAAAAACCTTCTTTAGCAGAACAAGCCAGATATGGTGTACAAAGTTTTTATGGAGATTATCAATCGGCAACAGAAAAATTAAGAAGTGGACAAAAACTTTCTCAGTTAAGTGCAGATGAGCTTTTAGAAGTAGCTTTCATGCCTATTGATT